CTAAATTCCATCAAAGTTATCCAGCCTCCGTTTCTGTTCATCATTGAGGTTGAAAGCAAAATCTTCATGCTCTACTTGCCATGTGCCAAAACTCATCAAAAACGCAATCGCAGGGTCTATTTTGTTCGCCGATTTCTTCTTGTTCGGCTTGATATTGGCGTTCGCATCGGTTTCCATCACCACATTGGACATTGCCCATGCGAGAACCGGATCGCTATTGTGACGAATAATCTTGCGGTTAACGAACACCTCGGCCGATTTCGCCACCGGGCTAAAACGCATATAGGTTTGCGGGAATGGCTCAACATCCAGCCCTGCGCCCTGTAGTTGGGTGCGTAGGTGCGTGGCGTTCCATGTGTCGAAGCCCACCAGTTTGATATCAAAGTGCTGGCTGTCGTTAAGAATGTCATCACGGATACGGTCATAATCAATGCAATCGCCTGTTGTGGTGCGTATCCAACCCGATTGTGCCCATTGACGATACACTGCCCGATTCTTGTTGGCAGGGTTCTGTAACTGGGCTTCCGGCAGGTAATGGCGGGTCAGTAGTAATAGCTCATTATCCACTGGGAATGTGTAACAAATGCTGGTGATATCGCCCGTTGAGGATAAATCCAGTCCGGCGTAACACTCCAGCCCTTTGAGGTCGTTTTCATCGTATTCTGTCTGGCAGGCTTTCCATGCGCCGTCACCCATCCACGGCGTTTCGCCCTGGCACCAGATATTAAAGCGTTTGGTAAGCATTTCTGTCCACTGCGAGGGAATACCGCGCGCTTTCTGGATAGTGTCATGCAAGGCGGCGCTGTCTACCGATATATTCAGGTTTGGATTGGCCTTTATCCAAAGCTGCTCATCATCAATCTCGTGCTCGTCGTCCAGTTCGTAGATCAGGGCAAACAGCGATTCATTTTGCTCTTCGCCCTCCAGTATCTGGCAACAATAATCATAGTGCTGTTTACAGGCGGAGATCACGTTACTGCCCGCTGTGGTGATGGCAAACAATATGCCTTCGGGACGTGCGCCCATGCCCAGTTCAAGAGCAGAGTACACGGCATTATCCGGGTGTAAATGGTACTCATCGACAATCGCCAGACTGGGGTTAGTCCCCTCAATCGTGGCGGCTTTGGCGGCCAGTGGCTTTAACAGGCTGTTACTCTTTGGATAGGTCACTTTGTGTTGCTGGATAGCGACCCGCTTTTTGAGTGGCTTGGAAAGCAGACACATCTGACGGGCATCATCAAATACAATACGCGCCTGATCACGGCTCACGGCGGCGGTGTAGATATCCTGCTGCCCGTTCTCCATCACAAGGAACCAGTTCGCCAGTATCGCGGCCACGGTGGACTTGGCATTTTTGCGTGGCACCTGAATGTAGGCACTGCGGTATTTTCGGCGTCCGGTTGTTTTGACTTTGAAGCCAAACAGATTCGCAAAGGCGAACTGCTGCCACGGTTCCAAGACTATAGGTTTGCCGCGTAGGTGCCCTTTGACATGTGGACAGTGACGGGAAAACGCAATAAATCGTGTCACCACCTCCGAATCAAACACATAAAGCGGGTTATTCAGATCGTTAAGGTAGCGTTTTACCGCCTGTTTTACCCGTTTACAGGCCGGAATGGTGCCGTTTTCGATATCAAAAGCGTACTGCTCCCATGCATTCATAAGCGGTCTAACTCGTCCTCTTCCTCGGTCTCTACCGGATTTTTGCGCCGTGAGACGGGGTCAAAACCCAATAACGAGGACATTTTTATCATGATTTTTTCGGCATCGGCTTTGGCGCTCAGTGACGGATTTCGGCTTTCACTGCCCTGACTGTTGACGATGCTAAAGCCCCGCATATCAAGGTCTGCCACCGCCTTTCGGTAAATGGCATAGTTGACACAATACAGCTCTAAGTTGTTCCAGTCGGCGGCGGTCAGATCTTCCCGTTCGCTTAAGGTTTTTGCCTTGGCTTTCCACTGGCTGGCGGCAATCTCATTCAGATACATCGGGGGTTTGGGTGCTCTTGCCATAATATTCTGTTTTCCTTGTGATTTTATTTTCAAAAAAAGTGCCGTGCATAAAAATTGGAGGAGGCGGCGGTTCCTTTTAGCAGGGCATTTGTCATTTTTGCTACCCCCACCCCCCTATTTCATTGGGTTATTATTCCGCAACTCACCAACCTTGCCGCTTCTGCTTCTTGCTTCCGATACTCACCGTTCTTGCGCTTCTGTTTGGTGATCGGGTCTGTCTGTACGGTCTTACGGTTATGGCAGGCGTGGCATAAAGATTGATGGTTGGATTCAGGCCAGAACAACACATCACTATCACCCTCTATCGGGATAATGTGATCCACAATGGTTGCGGGTGTGTAGCTGTTCTGCCTGAGACAATGCACACACAACGGATTCGCTTTGAGATACCTCAGCCTGTATCTGCCCCATCGGTTACTGTAGCCACGCTCGGTACGTGTGCCGCGTTGCTTATCCTGTTGTCGGCTGATTTCTCGTCTGTGCTGCTCACAGCGTCCTGACTTCACCCGCTGATTACAGCCCGGATAATTACAGCGTCTTAACGGTTGCCACGGCATCAATACACTCCCACATCACGATAAACAGACCACAATGATTTAATGGTGAACGGGATTTCTTTCAGTTCCTTATCAGCCACCATTGTCCGGTTCTCATACAGCAAGCCGATATAGAGTAAACAGCCCACCTTAATGGCGGGGGTAAAGGTCAAGCCTGCATCAAACCGCTTGCCAATATGTTGCTGGCAGACTTCCAATGCCGCATCAGCATAACCTTGAAGCAGGGCATCCTCTAAATCATTGCCCTCATCTATCCGGCAATGCTGCTTGATTTCACTCAGGGGGATTTCAATATCAGGCATATTTCACGCCTCCCTTGCAAAGTAGCTCTAGGTGAGTCCGTTTCGGATCGGGGATAACGGCAACGATGGCAAAAGCCTGACTGTGGGGACTATCACCCTGATAGATAATCCGGTGTGTGGTGGTGATATCGTTCCGGTAGCGCAACCAGATACGTACTGTGGCTTCGGAAAGCATCCGTCCGGAGGCCACCAGTTCCCGACCGCTGATAAATCTCACTTCTGCCCAGACGGTGGCAACGTCCACCCAATGCTTAACCATCGTGCCGTATTCACCACGGGTCGGTTCATTCTTTTGAATCATCACCCGATGCCGTAATTTGCCTGCCCTCATGCCTTGCCCTCCGGTTGTTGCTTGATTTCCACCGTTTGTTTCCATGCCTGACTGAATTCATCACCGCCCTCACGGGGGGATAATCCCTCCCGTTCACGGGCTTCATTCGGGCACATCACACCGGATTTAATCGCCGTCTCATAACTCTGGAAGCGTTCTTTCGGATTGGCACGCAG